CGCTTCGGAAGATTCGTTCCTGCTCTTCTGTGTCGGCCTGAACCCGCTTCGCCTTTTCCAAGACCGTCGCCACCATCGGCTGTTCAATCTCGGTAATCGGGATGTGGACGTTCAGGGGCTTGGTTGACCCGTACCGATTCGACCGCTTCACCGCTTGGTAATAGCTTTCGTAGCTGTCCTGCAAACCGCTGAAGATGTGCCGTGTTGCAATCTGAAGGTTCAGGCCGAACCCCAGAATCTTGGGCTTGCTAATCAGCACCCGACGCCGACCCGCTTTGAAGTCCTCAACCAACTCCATCCGCTTGTCGTGGGGAGTGTCGCCGGAAATGTTCGCGGCGTCCGGCAGGATCTTCGCCAGCCCCTCCTGCTCTTCGTTGTAGAGACACCAGATAATCACCGACTCCGGCGCGAACTTCTCGACCATCGCCCGGATGTGTTCCGGCTTGTTGGTTGCAATCCCGCCCGTACCCTTGGCGATCCGCGCCATTCTCGTCCGCTGGGTGATCCCGCCGCCGCCCGTAGCGAACAGGTTGCCCGTCTCGTCTTGCATGGCGTCCCACTGCTCGCCGGTCATGTCGATCCGCTCAATGTGGACGTGCATCGGCGGGATGTTGCATGTGTTGTCCTTCCATCCGTAGGTTGCCGGGTTGGTCAGGAAGATCGACCAGTGAGACAACGCCCGGTAGAACGGCTCGAGCGCATGGGGCTTGAGTTCCCATCGGTTGTCCGTCTGCCCACGGTTGACAAAGAACCGCGCCAAGAACGCATTGAGCGTTGGGAACTGATCGAGGAACACCGCGTGATTGCCGTACTCAATCCGATCGTTCGGCGCTGGCGTCCCGGTCAGGCACAGTTTCCATTCCAGCCCCCTCCCCAGCCGGATGCACGTCTGACCCCACTTACCATACTGACTCTTGAGCATCGACGACTCATCGAGGATCAATGCCCCCAGGTTCCCCTGTGGCACGTCGTCATCGAGAGCGTCATAGTTGACGATCCCAACCCCGCCGCCGTCCGCCGTGGTCCACATGGGCAGCGTCTTGGCCGTCAACTTCTCAATGGGCAGGGAACCGCCGTAGAAGTTCGCCAGTTCCCCCATCGTCTGTTCAATCACCATCAGGGGTGAGACGATCAAAGCCTTCTGCCCAGCCCGCAAAGCCGACCGGACGTGGCGAACGAACTCGGCCAAGATCAGCGTCTTGCCCAGCCCGCAATCGGCGAACACAGCAAACTTCCGCTTCTCGACCGCCAGCCGGGAAATGTCGGCCTGATAGTCAAAGAGGAACCCGGACGGCTCGAAGGTGGTATCGGACTTAGCAACGTCCCCGACCCCGAGAAGGCCCACATACTCATCGGGCACAATGGCATCAAACCCCTCGAACTCGTATCGGGGTAGGCCCTTGATTCTCAGAAACATCCGGTAGTCATCAACCGATGCGGGGTTGAGTGCAATCCTCATGCGTCTCCCTTCGTTGGATTGGGAGTCTACACATGGTCACAGGGATTGCAAGTTGGCCAGGTTATGCACAGGGTATTCAGAATGGAATGGTCGGATCGTCCAATCCAGAGTCCCTGACGTACTTTGGTCCTCTAGGGAGTTTGGACCTGTCTATTGCTCCCGCATACGCCAGCTTACCGAGCCTGCGGTTTGCAACGCCGATCTTGACCTTGCGGCCACGGTAGAACTCGGCCCACTCGTGACACTTGCGGCACAACGAAACCAGAAGGTGGCTGTCGTGACCCTCAAGGACGCGCCGGGAGTAGCTCATATGGTGGACGCAGGCAGCCGCGTCTCCACACCGCAGACACTTGAAACCGTCCCTTTCCAAGACCAGCAGTCGAAGGCGTAGCCAGAATGGGCAAGACAGGTACTTGTAGTACGTCTTGAACCCGAGTTTTGCCAAGATAGATGCCCTTCTGCGGTACCCATGCCGTGCTGTTTTCCTTACCATTTGGCCCATTATACAGATTTTTTTCCCGCGTTTCTGGCCCACAATCGCCATTTATCCCCATTTCCCATGTCGGGGGGCCTTGATTTTGACGACGAAAGTTTGTATTCGTCCCCTAAACCTAGTCTCCCGACGGCTAGGGTCTTGGCGTCCGGAGGACATAGACAAGACCTGACGCAACGGCGGCTTTCACCGGTTTGGACGAAAGGGGGAGGTATGCGCTTTTCCTGCCGCCACCTGATTTCCAAACCTCCCCAACGGACCCAACACCCGATTCACCGCGGCACGCCGCAAGGCGGCTTCGCCTGCTCGCACAAGTGCAGTTCGCCGCGGGGCCGACCTTGCCTTACGGCGGTCGGCCCCGCTCCGTTTTGGTTTCAAGAGACATCGAAACCAGTCTCACCCCCGACACCAAAACTGAAAGCGGTTACAGCCACCAACAGAAGGAAATCTGGTGGTAGGATGGGGGGATGGTCACTACCAAAGCCATCTGCAACTGCTGCGGTCGCCGGTTCCCGCTCGTTTCGACCCCGGACCCGGCGAAGGGGGTTCGATGCTTCCAATGCCTTGACGAACCGCCAGCGAAGCACAAGAAAGCGGGTGGATGGGGATATGGGGGCGGAAAGGAAGTCCACCGCCCATCCCACGTCCGGGACTCAGACGAAAACCCCTGGCAGTCGAACGCCATCCGCGCCATGGAGGATTAGTGCATTCTGTGTGGTCTGTGTGGCCCATGTGCATAACCCGTGGACAACCAAACCGCAAAGATTTACGCTTGACGGCTCAAGTGGTGGGGCGTAGATTGTCGATATACAGATGGCAACTCACACGAAAGGGATGGCAATGCTCACCGAAACCAAGACAGTCAAGGCCGGCGAAATCATTAAGGGCGACCGTGGGCAACGGGTTACGGTCGGAAGCTACTGCGGAATGATCGGATACAACAAGGACATTCAGCTTTTCATCGGCACTTCGCCCAAGGGCATCACCCGCTCGGTCATGGTCCACCCGTCCGGGCTCGTCGAAGTCGCCACCCACGACCTGAACCGCACACTGTTCTGTGTGGCTCTGGTGGCTTGACACCCACCCCCAAAACCGTAGACTTGGGGTATACATGAAATACATGCATCCAATCGAGTGGGCGGGGTTCTGCGGACAGTCGGCACCCAATCCATACCGCCTGTGGTCCGCGCCGCCTGACGATCACGAGGCCGCAATGAGGCGGTTGATTGCGTCTCTTCCGACGCGACCCATTCCGCTTACGCCGATGGTTGAGCGTGCCGGGTTGTTGATGACCCAATGGCAGGCGGATCTTTGGGACCGTTATGCCGCCGGAGAGTTTCGGTAGACTTGGGGTATACGAAGGGAGAAGGTATGCCAGCAGTAAAACGCAAGGGGTCTGCCCGTGGACGGGAACCGATCAGTGCCGGGTGTTCCGCGCCGAATGTGTCGCTTAGGGACTATTTCGCTGGTCAGGCAATGATCGGCATGTTGGCAGCCCGCAATGGGTTTCTGGTCGATTGCGGAATCCAGAATGTGCCAGGGTGGGCCTATCAGCTCGCCGACGCCATGCTCGCGGAGAGGGGGAAGAAGTGATCCACAAAGCCTTTACCATTCGCCACCGATTCGCCGATGGCGTCTATCTCGACCCATACTGCCGAAAGGCGTACCCAAAGCCCGATGAAGACCAGCTATGGAGGCCGAGGGAATTTGTCAATATGCCCTCAGATTCCCCGCGCGTCTACTGGACTCCAGAGAACGCGAATGCGGACCTGAACCACTACGCCCAGAGGCCGCAGGATTGGGTGGTGGTGGCAATCAAGGTTATTGAGGGGGAAGAATGAACCCCGCCCAACTCCACGAACTCGTCAAGGACATTCCAGAAGTCATACCCGACTGCCTGTACTGGTGCGATTCGCCGAAGCACCGGCCACAGGATTGGGAATGGGCATGGAGCATTCAGGGGGCTTGCGAAGATCCTAATCTGGAGCATGTCGCCGACCTGATTTGTGGGCAGGCGAAGAGGATGATGAAGCCACTGAGCGTGCGCTGCTGGACACCCGGGCGGTTCAAGGTCTATGCGGTTGGGGGCATAGCAGAAGGCCCCACCGAACTCGAAGCCGTCCTGGCAGCGTATAGGGCGAGTAGGGGTGCCAAATGCTCCTGATCTACGCACTCATCTACGTTGCGGCTTGTCTAGGGATCATCGTCCTAACCGGCTGGGTCGCTGGACTGTTCTATCAGGGTGAATAGGGTTAGGGGAAGATTTGTATAGTGGGGGTAGGCAGATCGGTAGCAACTACGATATTTCGTAGTTCAGATACAATCAGAATCCAATGGTGTTCGTCAAGGGCCAATCCGGTAATCCAGCGGGCAAGCCGAGGGGGGCCAGCCTCCGGGCACGCATCCGCTCGAAGGCGCTGGAAATCTACGAAGGCGAGGGGACCGATAAGCCTGTCAGCTATCAGGAAGCGACCGCCGAAGCGATCTACAGGGCGGCAATCGAGGACCGGGACTCGGGCTGTATGAAGCTGATCGTCGAATCAATCGACGGCAAACTCCCCCTCACCATCCAACACACCACCGACGATCCCCGTAAGATGGAACTGGGGCAGATCGGCGAAGTCATCGAACACCTAGCCCGGCGTCAGTTGCCCGACGGCAACACCATCGAGGCCGAGTTCACAGTCAGAGAGGAGATTCAAGATGGCATGGATTCTCATGGCGGCAATGTGGAACCCGACACTCATCCAGGCACCGAGCTACATTGATGACCTGCCGTGGTTTATGACGCGGTGGGCGCATGTGTTGCCGGGGGGTGATGATTGATCCGCGTCCTCCCCGCATCATGGCTCGTCGAGCCCGGTAACTGGCAGCCCTGCTACTTCGCCCGCTGCGGCCATGTCGCCGTCAACCACCCCTGCCCGTGGGCGGCAGCGTATTGGGCTGTCCATCACTTCCGGCGATCGTCCTGACGACGCCAGCCCTCTTCATCGGGACGGGTGTACGACCGCTCCGGTATCGCCGTTGAGTTCCAATCGGTCACACGCCGACCCTTCAACACCAGCTTCGGCGGGAAGTTGGGCTTAGGCTTCTTGGCCTTCTTTGCCATTGGGAACCCCCGGAAGGTAGACCGTTACCTGACGCTTGGAACCGTCAAACGAACGCAGCACCTTGCGGGATTCTAGCCGACCATCCGCGACCATCGACTTGATACGGGTCCGGGCGGCGTTCTCGCAGCAGCCCCAGGCTAGGGCGATCTGTTGGACGGTTCGGGCCTTCGGGTCATCATCCCCCACCTTCTCGTAAGCATCAATCTCCGCCCAAATATCAGACATTCACAACCTCCCGCGACCTTTCAAGAGTCTTGATCCAGGGCCGGACCACGGGCACCGAGTTCTCGGGCAATCCCCGCCAGTCCAACACCACCAACCCGACCGCCAGCCGAGACGCCGGAACCACCTTGGCACCAAACCGGGTGAGCAACTGCCACGCGGGACCGACCACGCACAGCCCCAGGCCGTCGCCGTGATACCCCATAACGTGCCGGTGGCCCCGCAACACGACCTTCGGCGGTTCGTACCCGCACGCCGCAGCCTGTACCTGTTCCTCGGCCAGCGCGATCGACTCGCCCGATGCTTCCAGCGCCTTCCTGCTCGTGGTCGATATGTGGTGGCTCATCGCGCAGAGCGTGCCGTGAATCCGAAACTCGACCCGATCGGGGCATGACCGACCCTCAACGTCGAGCGGTGCCCCGAACTTCCGAGCGAACGCCGTCTCGGTGTCCCCGGTGTGGCAATCCGTTCCCCGGACCATCAGCACGTTCTCCGCCGCCTCAGCGTGAGGGGCCAGAATGTCGAACGCCATATCCACATGGTCATCGATGCGGTTCGTCACAATCTCAGTCGTCCGGTGGTGCGTCCCTTCGGTGTTATCGCCGCCAAGGGCCAGCGTCCACGGGTCACTCCCAACCACCGAACCAACCCAATCCCAAGCCTCTGTCCATGCTTGCCAGACCCACGCCTGCCGTCGGTTGTGTTTGTGGGTGACGCCTTCCCGATCGACCCATTCGGGCAACGCCAAGCCGCATGTCGAGCCGCAATGAGGATCGGTCACGAACACTAGCAGTTGTGTCATGGCGCGGTACTATACACCATATGACCGAGGAACTGAACTGGCGCGAAATGAGTGACGCCGACCTGTGGAGAGTCCTCCAGCAGCGTGCAGCCCGTGAACCACTCCTCCGCTACATGCCCCTCCCGGCTTCCAAGGGACAACAGGGGTTCGTCAGGGCTACTAGTGCGGGGAAGCATGGTGTGTATGTGCTGACGGGGGGGAATAGGTGTTTGGCTGGCGACACCATCGTGCCAGATCCCAACACCGGCGAGGGTCGTCGCATTGATTCGCTGCGGGGCACCTTCAAAGTGTGGGCGTGGAGCGGAACAAGGGTCGTCATTGCAGACGCAACGGCATGGCCCAAGAAGGGACCGGACCAGCTCTATCGGGTTGTTTTGTCCAACGGTAGAAGTTTCGACGCTACAGCTGGGCATCTCGTCTTGGCTTACGAGGGATTCCGCGCCGTCGGTCAGCTATCGCCTGGATCGTTGCTGCTAGACGCCGTTTCCCCGCCTCAGACCACTTCGGACACCTCCCCGCGAGAGTTGATCGAAGATGCTCGCCGTTCGACTCGAAAAGCTCTAGGTTCTCAAGTCTATTGTCCGTTTTGTGACCGTTACGGTGGTGAACTACTTCCTTGGATGAAAGATATCGGCCCAAGTACGCCTCCATCACCAGTCGGTGTTCTAGGACATAGCCTCCAGGGTTTTTTCTGTGCTGCTTGCGGGCATGGGGATGGTCCGGCGTCCAAATCATCCGATACCCCGACTTGTCAATCAGAACCCCGCCAGTCCAGTTCGGATGGCCCGGACCCGATCGTGGCCCACGGCGGCGGCATTGGATTCCATGCTTTCTGCACAGCTTGGACACCGTTTGGGACGCACACCCTAATCTCTGGGCAATCGTGCTGTGTGTCTCTCCCGCCTCAATCCACTTGCGAAGATCATCAACCGGCCATTCCATCGGGATACCTCCGGGTAGAGAGTATAACAAAGGTACAGACCGATTACCACTATGACTTGTTTGTACCGAACTACCACAACTTCCTCGCCAACGGCATCATCCACCACAACTCCGGCAAATCAGAAACCGGAGCCTACGTCACCGCCCGCCGTTGCATGTTCGACCTCCGCGCCGTCGAGATGAAGCCCCGCCCCGTCTTCTGGTGCATCGGCAAGGGGTATGAGGAATGCGGCGAAATCCTCTGGAAAGAGAAGCTGTCCAAGTTCATTCCCCAGCAATCAATCGCCGTCGCCACTTGGCACAGCCGGGCTCAGGAATGGCCGAAGATGATCCGGCTCGTCAACGGAACCGAAATCGTCTTCAAGTCGTGGGAACAGGAACGGCAAGCGTTCCAAGGCAAGGCGATCGACGGGGCATGGTTCGATGAGCAGTTCCCCAAGGACATTTTCGAGGAAGTCCAGGCCAGGTGCATCGACAAGGCCGCGCCCATATTCGTCACCCTGACCCCGCTTGAGCCCGACCCGTTCCTCGAAGAGAAGTCCACCGAACCGCCTAAGTCGTGGCACTGGTTCAACATCGACCTCGAAGAGAACCGCAAATCGGTCGGTGGCTATCTCCAAGACGAGATTGTCACCGCCCAGCTCGAAGAGTGGAAAGACCTGCCAACCTACGAGGCCCGCAAGTCAGGCAAGTTCGTCGGCCTCGCGGGGGCGATCTATCCGACATTCTCGCGCCAGATCCACGTCCGCAGCTTCACCCCCGCCGACATATCGACACACTACCGACGATACTGCGGCATCGACTTCGGATACCGCAACCCGTTCGTCTGTCTCTGGGGCGCAATGGACGAGGACGGGCGTTGGTGGATCTACGACGAACACCAGGAAGCCCAAGCCACCATCGAGCATCATGCTTCAATCATCCAGCGCAAGAACGAGGAACACGGTCGAAAGCCGGATGTGTATTGGTCCGACCCCGGAGGCGACACTATGCCGACCGGAACCGGACCCGACGATTACAAAGTCTCAGGCCGCAAGCGTCTTGCTGAAATGGGCTTCACGGTTCAGAACGCCCACAAAGACCTGATGCGGGGTATCGAACACATCATCGGGCTCATGCGAATCCAGGGCGATGGTGAACCTTCCATCTTCATCTCTGATCGTTGCGTGAAACTGATTCGCCAGATCATGGGCTACAAGTGGGATCAAACTAAGACGAAAGTACGAGACCCAGCCGAGAAGCCTCACAAGATAGACGATCACGGACCCGACGCCATGCGTTATATGATCTACAGCATGGCGGTCACGTCCTCGCCGGGGACGATTGAGCGGGTGTCCGCACCCTATCACCAATCGCCAACGCCGGTCGGTTACGTCTCGGAACGCACGCCACTGGCACCGGAGCGGAACGTTGAAACTCGTAAACCCGTTCAAGAAGTCAGCCCGATTCGCGTCGGAAGCCCAACCAATCGCCGAGGCCCTCGAAGCGGCTTCTTTGGAGGCTGAAACCCAAGGCGCGGCGGCACGGCTCAAAGAGAAGATGGCCGAACAGGGGCCGATGCACGACGCCTTCACCCGCGTCCTGTATTCGCCCGTTGAGGCCGTCCAGTCCCGCATCGTCTATCTCGGTAACGCTCTCCGCAACGCCGACCGCGCCTACCGCGAAGACCGCATCTACCAGCTGATGATGCGGAGCGATCCCGACATTGAATCGGCGCTCAATATCCGCATCCTTGCCGTATCTCTCCAAGACTTCGACATTCAATCGGACGAGGACACGCCCGACGCCCGCGCCGAGGCTGCCGCGATCAAAGAGGCGATCGGACAACTCCGCCGCGTGACGCAGTTCAAGCGGAACCTGTGCCTCGCGTGTTGGTACGGCCATGCCGCCGCCAATGTTCAATACAAGGCCGTCGAGAAGCCGGTTATCGGCATCGACGAAAAGACCGGGATGACGAAGGCGGCGAAGATCGTGCCTTCGACGTGGATTCCCATTCATCCCGATTCGCTTGTGTGGTCCGAGGACGGCACCTACGGCGTCAAGCTGAATATGGCGTCGGACCTGTGGAAGAAGCTGCCGCAAGACCGCCAGATGGGTTCAGAATCGGGTATGGCGATGCGTCTCACACCCGAACAGCGGGCGGCGACGATCATCAACGTCTACGGCATCGAGGCCCCCGACTTCCAAGAGTCCGCCGATGCTGGCGTCCGGTTCTCGGGCTACGGCTTGCGTCGGATGATCTGGCCCTTCTGGGTACTCAAGCAGTCGGTCATGCAAGCGGCAACGCTGTACGCCGAAAAGCTCGGGCGTCCGATGATCGTTGGGCGGTATCCGTCGGGCAATGCGACGGCACAAGAGGCCATCAACAACTGCCTGACCAACCTGTTCACAGACGGCGCGGCGACCATGCCCAGCATCGGAACGGGCGTCGGCGACTTCGGCATCGAGGCGATCGAAGTGCAGGGCACCGGCTACCAGGTTCTCGAATCGCTGACGGCGCGGTTCTCTGACGCGATCACGAAGCTCCTGATCGGTCAGACCCTCACGACCGGGACCGCATCGACGGGGCTCGGGTCCGGCGTTGCCGAGGAACATGGCGACGTGTTCCAGTCGATCACGAAGATGGATGCCGCCAGCCTTGACGACACGATGACGCATGACTTTGTGCGGACCATTCAGAAGCTCAACTGGCCGGACAGCCCATACCGTCACCGCTACGTCACACTCATGGACAAGCGAGACTCCAAGGAATACCTCGAAACCGTTGAGAAGGCCGTGGCTCTCGGTTGCGAAGTCTCGCCGAAGGGCGTGATGAAGGCAGTCGGCCTGCCCAAGCCCGAAGATGGAGAACCCCCGCTCGGTGGCGGCATGGGCACCGCGATGGGTATGGACGCACCCGGCGACACGATCCCACCGGACCTCGAAGCAAAGCTCGCCGAAATGGGCGACCGTCTCCGCGACGGCGCGGACAAGATTGAAAAGGAACAGGTAGAAAATGTCTAACATCGCGTCAACCCTCATGTATCTCGCCGTTGAGTCCGCTCAGGTCAAGCACCCCGACGACGTGAGCCCGTGGTACACCAAGGCTCATGTGTTCCTGCTGGAGAACGTCGGCGTCGGCGCGGTCGATTCGCTGCGTCAGTGCTTCTACGACGCCAAGCAGTTCAATGTGTGTTCAGTCCAGCCCGAACGCCTCGAAGCGGTGATGGACAAGTGCCGTGCGTTCCTGACGAACATGGCATCCGATTACACTGTCGCCCCGCCCCCGGTGGTCAATGAGGACGGCGCGGTTGTGCTGACCGTTGACGACGCACCCAAGACCCGAAAGAAGAAGTAATGCCCAGGATCGTTGACCGGCCCGGAGTACCGCAAGCGTCAGCCGTTGATCGTTTGACGGCAAAGCTATCGGCTCCGGCGGCGTCGATCCTGCAGCGGGCCTGCTACGAAACGGTTGTAGGGAACTACGACGCGGCTCGGGCGGCATGGGTTGAGTACGAACAGAAACTCGCCCGAAACGCCTTCATCATGCTGCTGGCGGGACACTCGGCGGTTGCCAAGCGGCTGCGGCGTCGGAAGATTGCACCGCCCGCGATCCGTCCGACCGTCGCCAAGTTCTCGATCGAGATTCAGAGTCGGGAGGTGGTTCCGTTCGTTGAGGCCGCTCGGATGTTCTCGAAGGACATTCCCGAAGTGGAGGGGTTGGTCGAAGAGCTGATCCGGGCGGCGAATCAGATAGCGACCGCCTACACCGAGAAGGAAGTCCAGACCGCCCCGCGTGCGATGGTCAAGCGGATCGTTGACGCACTATCCAAGGCGCAGAAAACGGCGGGCGTCGATAGCGTCCTGACCTACGCCAGCCCCGAAGTGGTCGCTGCGGCTATCCAATCGTCGTTGGGCTTCAAGGTGGCTCAGGACCGCATGGCGACCGACTACCGGACGGCGCTGATGGATTCGTTCAACGCGGGCAGCTACCAGCGGATGCAAGAGTCCAAGGCGGTGATTCCGGTCTACATGCTGTCTGAAATCAAGGACCGGAGGACGCGGGGTAATCCGCATGGGCTCTACCCTGACGCGGGGCCCCACTACCAAATGGATGGGTTCTGCGCCGTAGCGGACGATCCGATTTGGGGCGTGGTGTGGCCGCCGAACGGCTACAACTGCCGCGCCGACGTAATCGCCCTGACCTATCCCGAGTGCCAGAAACGCGGATGGATCAAGGACGACGGCACCCTCGACCGTCAGAAGATTCACAACCAGTTCGTCAAACAACGCCGGTTCGTTGAGTCTGGCGAGTATCCCGACAAGGGGTTCGCCAAGAACACGGCGATGAGATTGGGGCTTGTGGCGTGAGCGAAACCGTGAACAAGTCATCGGCACCGACCCGCTACGTTCTCGAAGGTTGGCGATCCTGCCCCAAGTGCGGCAAGGGGATCTGTGCCGTCAAGTCCACGAAGACCGACTCCACGACCGTCTGGGCTACCGAACTCTCAGAGGAAATGTCCCCGCACCACTGCGAGTTCAGGACGTGCTGCATCATCTCCGAACGAGTCGCCCGTCGAATCATCGCCTAATACGAAAGCATTAGATCGGTCTAAAGTTGGGTTTTGACATATCCGCGCGATGTTGGTTTATAGTTTGCGCGGAGTAATCAATGCCAGAGACGTACCCGTCCCCGACGACGACCTACGTTCCAGGGACACACAAGACGACGTATGACAAGGACCGCCGCAAGGTGATTATTCACCGCGTCGAGTTGTTCTCTGCGTTGACGCATCCCAAGTTCGGCGAGTTCGACGCTGACCGGCTCGCTGGCATCGTCAAGAACACGAACGCGGAAATGGCTGCTGGTCAGTTCCCCCGCATCGTTGTCTCCCACTCCGAGAACGCCGAAGTTGTCGGACGCATCTGCGGACCCGTCACGGTTGAGACGAACCCCGATCGCGGACTGCCGACGATCTATGGCGACGTTGAGATTGAGGCCGAGTTCTTCGATGCCAAGATGCTCAAGAACAAGTATCCGGGCCGCTCGGCTGAAATCAATACCGATCGTGACGTGCTTGACGCTGTGGCCCTGCTGGGCCGTGAACCGCCCGCCGCGAAGTTGCGGGATGTTCTCTATGCGTCCGGCGAAACAACCAAGTTCACAGTCGAGTCCGGCGAATCCGTGAAGTTCGACTGCATGGGAGGCGGCATGGACGAGATTCTGAACATGATCGAAGCGATGGAACCCGAGAAGCGGGCCGCGTGTCTGCGGGCCATCGCCGACAAGTTTGCGCCGAAGACCGAGGACCAGGTTGCCGAGGAATCCGCCGTCGCTGAACAGGGCGAAGAGGCGACCGGCGATAGCGGCGCACCTGCTGAGGAACCCAACGGCGCAGTTGCCGAGGACGAAGGCGAATCTGACCCTGACGGTGATACGCCGGGGGACGACGACGATGACAAGGAAGCAAAAATGAGCGACACCGAAAAGGCCACACTCAAGGCGTCAATGACCGAACTTGAGCAGAAGGTGATGAAGCTGAGCGCGGACAACATGAATCTCCGCTACAGCGGCGTCCTGAACGGGCTCAAGGCCGAGGGCTACGCGACTATCAAGGTTGAGGACGAACTGGCGCGTCTTGCCCAGTTCTCCGACGACACCCAGCGCGATGCCTACATCAACAACGTCATCAAGGCCAACTACCGCAAGGAAGTCACGGCTGCGGGCGTGATTGCCGGCGGCTCGCTCCCGTTCAACGCACTTCGGACTGACGACAAGACCGCGAAGTATTCCGAAGAGGACAGCAAGAAGGTCCGCGCGTATGCGGACAAGCACCCCGGCGCAAAGTGGGAAGACTGCCTCAAGGCTTGCGGCGTCACCTCGATCGCCTAATCAGACACACAAGGAGCCAACACAATGGCAGCAGGAATCGGCCCACTTACATGCCGCGCGTCAGGCACCATCCTCCCGATGACGTTCGTGAAGATGAGCGGCGACAACACGGTTGCTCAGGCTGGCGCGAACGAGACGCCCATCGGCATCACCATGCGTCAGTCTGCGGCGTTCAACAGCGCCAACGCTGCGGTTTCCGGCGATCAGGTGGCGGTCCTCACCGTCGGCCAGATTGCCAAGCTCACTCTGGGCGGAACCGTGGCGGCTGGCGGCTTCATCAAGTCCGACGCGGCTGGTAAGGGTGTTGCGATTGCAACGTCCGGTGCCACCGCTCAGGAAGTCGGCGGAATCGCAATCAACGGCGGGGCATCCGGCGAAAACATCGACGTGATGGTTCTCCTCCAGACCAAGACCTACCCGGCTCTGTCGTAATAGACATCCACGGAGACTGAACCATGACGTTCGTGTATCCCTCAGGCGTATCTACATACGTCCCGTCGATGGAGGCGTCCGACAATCTGACGATCGCCTTCCTCCGCGACCCAGCGAAGTTCCCGCTGAACCGTTACGTTCAGCGCGTCCTCACCAACAAGATGGCCGGGTACTACAACTACCTGAACACCGAAGACGCGATCCGCGTTCTCAACTTCGATGCCAACTCGTGGGCGGACGGCGAAGACCTCCCGGCCAGCCAGACCGAATCCAACGAGTTCCGCTCCTTCCAGTGCGAACGCTACGCCTTCCCCTTCCGCATCGGCAACCTTGCGATGGAGCAGGCGTCTTGGGACATCATCTCGGCGCACGCGGGTATCAAGCTCCAGAAGGGCATGACCCAGCAGACCGCCAAGGTTTGCACCGCGATGCAGACCACCGGCAACTGGACCGGCGCGACCGGAACGGCCACGGCCACCGGCGGCGGCGTCTGGCTGAACTCGTCCGAAGCCAACGCCTACATCCGCAAGACCTTCAACCAGGTCACTCAGAACATCATCCAGAAGACCAACGGCATGGTTGGTCCGGCTGATCTGATCTGCGTGGTGAATCCCGACGTTGCCAAGACGATGAGCCAGTCGCCCGAAATCCGCGACTACATCAAGCAGAGCCCGGTTGCTGCTGCGGCCATCGAGTACGAGGGCAACTACAACGTGGGCTACGGCCTCCCGCCCCAGCTCTACGGCATCAAGCTGGTCGTTGAGGACACCCCCAAGATCACCAGCGTTGACGGCGCGGCCTCGACCACCTACGCATGGGCTCTGTCCGAAGACTGCGCGGTCTTCTGTGCCCGTCCCGGTGGCCTGACCGCTCCCGTCGGTGGACCGTCCTTCTCGACCCTCCAGCTCTTTGAGTACGGCGGGGTTCAGGTCAAGACGATCCCCGATCCGATCAATGAGCGGACCATCGGCTACTCGCAGCTCAACTACGACTTCAAGGTTGCCGCCCCGCTCTCCGGCTACCTCGTGACCGACTGCATCAGCTAATCGCTGATCTGCGATCCAAGACGATCGCGCATACATGGGGGGTCCAGTCCAAGAAGATTGGACCCCTTTTTTACAAAGGAGGTTCTCCATGTTCAGTGGTTCATATCAGCCGAAGATCCTTGGCATCCTGACCGCTCTCACCGCCGTTTCTGGTGCGCTTGTCGCCCTGTTCGACGGTGACGCTCTGACCAACCCCGACTGGACCGCCGTGATTGCCGCCATCACCGCCGGTATCGGCCTCTTCACCGCCCGTCAGAACAACGTGAAGTCTGAGACGGTCGGGGCGAAGTAATGGGGTGGGGTTGGCTCTCGCAACTCATCAAGGGTCTGGGCGAACTGCTCAAGGTGATATTTGGCACAGACAAGCCAGCCAAGATCGAGATTCGAGACGATCCGCCGATCGGCCCTGTTGTGTGGACTGACGACGAGTTTTTCGATCAGTTCGGGATGCGGCGGTCTGACGCTGGGACCGACCACAAAGATTGAGTATGTGGTCGTGTATCCCGGTCAGCCGTTGCAGGTCATGGAGAATGAAACTTTGAAGGTTCGCAATCTCCAAGACAACACGGTTGGCAAGCAGGACATTGGTGGTTGGATCGCCATGCCCCGTCAGCACTTCGATGAACTCATGCGGCGCGTGGGTGCCATACCGAAATAGCCTCTTCTCTCCTCCTTTCGCGCCCCCGGCTCGGCAAGGGTCGGGGACGTTTTGAAACATAACGGAGTTCGTAATGCCTCAAACTACACAGCTTGATCGGATTGAGCAGAAGGTCAATCAGATAGAGGCGCGGCTTGAAGGTGACGGGTCGGACGGGCATCCAGGCTTGATCGTTCGCGTTGACCGTATGGAACAGACGCACAGGATGGTCAAGTGGTTGACGGGCACGGCGGTTGCGGCTGCGATTGCTTCGGTTGGTGCGGCTGTAAAGGGGTGGCTACACAGTGGCTCTTAAAGTCTCCGACACAGCCAGCAGCCCGAACTTCATCAGCTTCGGCGGGTCCGCGAATACCGCGCCGTTCAACATGGCGGCGGAGTGTACGTTTGTCCTGATCTACAAGCTCAACGCAACGCCCGCCAACGCCAACAGAATCGTTGTCAAGAACACCTCCGCCGCCGGTACTCGCTCGTGGAGCGTCAACATTTCGGCGGCGATGACTCAGAGCCTTGTCTGGTATCAGCCGACGGTACTGACCGAAGCGGCGAGCATGGCGAAGACCACCGGGGACTGGTATCAACTCGTGGTGTCGTTTGACCCCGCCGCATCCGCAACGAACCTGCTTCGGATGTATACAAACGCCGAAGTTCAGGTGACTTCGCTGGATGTTCCGCTCGGCTTTGGAGTCACCGGAGTACCGCAAACAAACACGGTCGCCTTTGCCATCGGCAAGGATCAGCAGACCGGCAACAACGGTGCCCCGATCGACGTGGCCGAGTTTGAATGGTGTGACAACGCCATCAGCGCCGCACAAGCGATTGAACTCTACAACGGTGGGACGTTCAAGCGACTCCAAGACATTGGCGAGACTTCAACGCACTACTACCCGATGACCGACACGGCCGCGACGACGACGATTGAAGACATGATCGGATCGTTGGACGGCACCGGGTCAGGTATCACCGCCGCGCCAAGCCATCCGCCGATGTGGTACCTCCAGCCTTCAGGCGAGGGGCCACGCGGACAACGAACCGGAAGATCACGCGGGCTCTCTCTGCCGCGACTCAGAACTATGGGAAGGTGAACAATGCCGATTGTGGAAACCAACGCGAATCCGCTGCGCCGACTTCTGGCGACGAACACGACCTCTTCGGCGTTCGTTATCACCGATGGAACCATCACCGCTACCGTACCGTCCAACATGGTGACGCTGGGCGGTTGGCGCGGGATTGACTGCCTCCAGTTCTTTGGGGCCGGGACCGCCAATCAGACCTTCGCCTATCGCCTGTACGGGATCGAGCGGATCGGCAACACCGATATGCAGGGCACCTTCACGGCGACCCAGACTCCGCTCTTTCAGTACCGGATGATCGGGTCTGGTGTGGCAACTCTCGGGGCAAAGACCGGCGTATCTGGCGGCGTGATTACCACGTCCGATCTTGTGGTTGACGGCCTGACCTGGACGGCATCCGCCTACGGCACCTACCTGATCGAAGCGTATCTCGGTGCCGATGCCGATGCTGCGGTATTCAGCCCCGCCGATGACACGATTGCGAGCCTGACGCTTCTGGACCTTGGCGACCTGTACGGGATCGTTATTGACTTCGACATGACCGGCGCGACTTCCGGCAACGCCCTGATCCGCTTGGGAACCTAATGGCAATCTCAACACCGCTCGACATTACGGGATGCAAGTGCTGGCTGTCAGCCGACCGGAATATCACGGTGGTTGCTGGCGATGTGACCGCTTGGGCCGACAACTCGACTCAGGGTTGCAGTGGGTCTGCGTCTGTCACTCCGTCCTATGAAACCGCCCCATATCGCGCGGTTCGGTTCGATGCCCTGAACTCGGGCAATGCGTCACTCGACAAGATTTCCCTGTCTGGTGGGGCAACGCTCAACAAGAACGGGTTTACCGCTGCGTTCATCATCTCAACGGGGTCGGCGTCCAACGGGGGACCGACCACGAACGGCGGGACGCCATCGACGAACCAGACGCTTCTCGCCGGTACGTCCGACACCATCGGTATCAATATCGGCGGGTACAACTCGGGCACCGGGCTCGGCAACTATTCCGTCAGCTTCTATGACGGGTCTGTTACGAAGCGGTCGCAGATCCGAATGACATCTTCTCTGTCGCTGGTGGTTGTCAAGACTTCGGCTACCGGCGTCACGTTCCAGATTAACGACCTGTCTGAGACGATGACCTCGACTCCGACTGGTACGTTTGTGCCGGGGTCGCTGGGAAACGACACCAACTCCGCTGGCCCGTTCGTGGGGCATCTCTACGAAGTGATGCTGTACGACAACGCCATTTCCGCATCCAGCGTGACGGCGTTGCTCGACTACATGAAGGCGAAGTATTCCAAAGAGGAATTCACCAAGCGAGTCGTTTTCAAGGGATCGTCCACCACGAAGGGCAACGCATCGTCCGGCCTCTGCACCAACTTCATTCATCGGCTGGAACCCTACTACCCCGATGCCGAGTTCTGCGCGTACGGCGTTGGTGGTGCCGATCAGGACGACTTCGACGCGACCGCACCGCTCGACGTGGATGGAGCGTTCAACGCCAACCAAGACAACGTGCTGGTACTCCAGTCCGGTTCCAACGATATTTACGTCAACGGGACTTCGGCGGCGGCTCTGTTGGCTCAGGTCAAGAACTACTGCCTCCAACGCAAGTCGCTGGGGTATAAGATCGTGGTTCTCACGGTCCTGCCGCGTGGTTCTGATTCCAACGCGAACCTGATTCGACTGGCGTTCAATGCGTTGGTTGTCGCTGAACCGCTCGGTGTGTTCTGGGATGCCGTGGCTGACATTGCCGCCCTTCCCGAACTCCAGAACGGTGCCCAGAACAGCACGACCTACTACAACGCCGACACCATCCACCTCAACGACGCCGGACATTCGCTCGTCACGCCGACGATCGAAGTTGCGGTTACGTCCGCATTCGCCCCGCCGTTTGTTCCGGTCGATACCAGCTTCGTCACGGTTCAACAGTTGCTCGATCGCTACGACCGCCGCACGGTTGCCCAGCTTCTTTCCGACGACAATGAGCAGGTGCCGACCGCCGACCTTGTGACGAATCAGAAGCTCCTGGCGATCCTCCAAGACGCCACCGGCGAGTTCCGATCGGCGTTGACGGTTGGCTTCCAGTACGCCGACGATGACCTTGACGCCCTCGCCCTTGAACGCAACCCGGTTATCGTCCGCCTCATTTCGGCGCTGGCGATGGGCTACCTCTACGAACGGCGCGGGATCGGTGTCCCTGACGCAACGGACAAGACGATTCGCTGGGCACGCGAGCAACTTGTGGAACTCCAGAAGGGCCGCAAGGTTCTTGACGTGGTTGCAAACAAGATTGCCCAGAATCCCACGCCGGTTATGCGTACACAAGAGGAGCGAGTCTTGGGCCAATCGTGGTCCACGTCGCCGATCTTCCGCCCCCTACCGAGCCAGACCGTCCCTTGAACTTCACCATCCAGATTGATACCGGACGACTGGCGGACGCCTCGAAGGAATGGGCGATGGGGAAGCTCCGCGCGTCGGCGAAGGCTGTTGGCGAAGTGGCGGTTGCTCAATCGAAGAAGCGGTTTGACGAGTCGGGTGACGAGGGGATTACTTGGCCGGACTTGTGGGCGTCGAACGATGCCAAGGTTTGGGAGGCGATCAAGAACCAGAAAGACGGCGAGCGGTTCTTCAACTCCTACTTCGCTGCCGAGATTCGGATGGCAGAGAAGAACCTTAAGAGCGTTGAAAAGAAGATTGACGAAGGCAAACTCCAAGGCGACAAGGCACGCAAGGCGAAGATGCGGGCTACCAACCGGCTTGAGATTGCCAAGGAAATCAAGCGAACCGGCAACCCGTCCTATCGACGTGGCGGGGAACCGTTGCGGGACACGGGCGCACTCAAGGCGTCGATGAACTACCAGACGCGAGAAGAAAAAGACGCAGTTCTCGTCGAAATCGGCCCCGCCATGTTCTATGGCCGCTACCAGCAGGAAGGATTCGAGACGAAGGGACCGAACTTCATCCCGTTCAGCATCAAGGCCGCACGCAAGCCACCGGGCGTCAACCCCGAGGACTTCGACCTGTTGCCGGGCGTCGATTACATCATGGCTTGGGGCGGCGTCACCGTCCCCGCCCGCCCCTTCGTCCGCTTCACCGATCAGAACAAGAAAGATATTTCCGACGCAATCGCCGGGAGGGTTTAATGGCACGCGCATTCCACGTCTTTGGCCCCACTGTGGTTTATTGGGGGGCAACCACCGCTTCCGACGGAACCGCCGTCGGCCAGTCCGATGGCCAAACACTCGTCGCCATTGACCTCGTGACACCACACCGGGCGATCACGACCGACGGATTCGGCGGCGAGGCTGCGGACTTCATCCAGCTCTCTTCCCACGCGAAAGTTGCAATCACGTTCATCGACTGGGATACGACCCAGTTGAACCAGATGATTACCGCCATAACGGGGTCCGGGTTCGCAACCATCGGTGAAATCGGAACCGTTGGGGCTCTCACGATCAACGACGCCACGGCGGGCTACAAGGGCCTCCGTATCGCCGGGTCGAAGCTCACCGCGAACCAAGGCGGACTTAATCTTTGGTTCAAGCGTGCGTTCCGCGATCCTGACCAACCAGTTAGACTGGTCGATATTGGTGTGGACGCCTCTAAGTACGTCCTTACCATGCGTTGCCAGCCGGATGCGTCCGGGGTCATCTACACGGAGAATAACGTCACTTGAGTACCGAGATTGTTGCCATCACGACGCCGGAAATCGTTGTTGCACACGCACGGGGAAAGGCGAAGATTCCCGACCCCGTTCACCTCACGCGAGAACTCTCAAAGATCGACGGCACCATCGTTGACGTTGAGAAGATGCGGGCGATTCTCGACGCCGAAAAGGTCGAGCCGGGCTGTGCGGTTGGCGAAAACAAGTTCTCGGATACCGAGCTTTTCCAGATTGTCCTTCGCATCATTGAGTGGGTCGAAACGCTGGGAAAATCTGCCGCCCCTACGCGGAACTGATAGCGGCGGGCATCCCAGCGCGTACGGGGTTGAGTCATTGGGAGGAAGCCATTGGGATGCTCTGCCACGTTGAAATGGTGAAGGCGGTACGGACCAAGATCCTCGCCGACTCCCAGCGAATGGCGGACGATCGACTGACGCCCATTGAGCGGGTGAGGATGCTGGTAGCGACGGCGGACGACCCGGAACAGGCTTTCAAGGACGCGAAGATTGCCGAGTATCAGCGGGTCATGTTTGAACACTTGGGGAGCCTCAAAGACTAGTGCCCAACATCTCGGACATTCTGAACCAGACGGTAACTCGGTTGATTACGCTCCCGGCAACGGCGGTGCATTTCAACGAGTCCAACGTCTCGATCATGGATACCGAGACGTTCATTCAGGCCGACCACGGGCTCTACGCTCAGGTCATCGCACAGCCGGGATCGGCACCACACGCCCGATCGGGTGTTGCGTTCTTTGTTGGTGCCCTTCGGATCAGCGTGTTCTTCCGCCAGTTGCTCGACCAACGCCAGCAGCAAACGAAGCGGATCGCGGGCGATGATGCCCTTGTGGACATTCTGGCGGACATTGAAAACAACTTCGTCCACTGCTACTTGGACGGGAATCTGTTGGTGCCGTTGACGCTTCGGGTTCAGTCTGTGGCTGCGGGTGGTCCGACCGACGTGGCGAACGGTTGGGTTCGGGCCTACCGGGACTTCGACTTTGCGTATCAGCCGGGCATCTCCAATATCGTGACGATGGACAACGGGACCACCGAGGATCGAGGACAAGATGGCTGATAACATCGAAGTCCTTGGGGTACTGAAACTCCAGCCGGATCAGCGGTCTATCGACGAGATGGCTGCGGCGATCCAGGCGAAGTTGTCCAACGTTACCGCTGGGGGCACGCCGATCGGTTCTGCGGCGTCGGGCGGTTCGGGCTCGTCTGGTAGCCAGTCGGCAACGCCAGCGCCAGAGACGAAGCCTGTGGCGTCTACGGCGACTCCCAAAGAGGGCAACGTCGGGAAGGCGGCTGGCGAGGCGATCAAGTCGGCGTTCAGTCAGAGCCGGTTTGGTCAGATTGTGGATCGTCTGAGGTTGGCGTCGGACGGTATCGCCAAGATCGGGGCTCGGGCCGGGTCCGCTGCTCAGGCGGCTACGACGGGTGTTGGGGTTGGGCGCGGTGTTGCGGGTTTGGCTGGCGGAGCAATCGGCGGCGCGGCTTTGGCCCTTGCTACCGTCATCATTGCCGCTAAAAAGTCCGCGAACAGCAACGTCGAGAAGCTGGTTCGGGATGCTGACGTTTCCCCGTATGGCGCTCGAATCGCGTTGCTTCGTGAGATTAACCGGCGCGAGAATGCGGCTGTCCGGTCGTCCATTGCGGGTCAATCTGGATTGGAATATGAGGCGTCTCGGCTCGAACTGAACAAGACGGTCAACCAGATTTCCGCCCACGTTGCCAACAACTTTGGCACGCCCATAATGAAGAATCTGTACGACATTCTCAATGACTTGTTGAAATACTTTAAGGGTGGGACCGGCGGGCAGGTTGACATTAACAAGTCCTATCGCCAGTTCTTCAATCGCGCCGTTCTCGCTGGGTACAGTAACGCACCGCCTCCTATCCCCGGCATGGTCATGCAACGACCAGTTGAGCGTAGCAACATGGGGCAACCGTGAACGACACCACCATCAGCTACAACGGCATCACGGTGACGCTCGTTCAGATCGTGGCGCACGCCATGACGCCGATCTACGACGAGTCCGGCATCGTCCAGACCGCCAACCGGCGATCCATCACGTTTACTGGGGTGGTTCACGATACGCTCGTCAGTGACTTCGTTTCCGACGTTACGGTTGTTCAGCGGAAGCTCATGGAACCACGCCAGACGCTTACTGTTGCGTTCGGCGCGTCCACCTACATCAGTGTCACACCAACGAACGGCAACCTCACCTCGTCCGACATTGACAACGGACCAAAGCCTCGCAACATCGAAGTGACCCCGTTCTTCGGCGGTGTGACCGCGATGGTTTCGGGAACCTTCGAGTGGACCGAGTACGGCAACTACGGGGTTTCCGGTCTTGTCCAGGCGGTTGTGGTTTCGCACCGTTGGGAACAGCGGTTCAGCGTTGACCGGCTGAACTACTCCACCCGAACCGTTGAAGGGACCATGATCCTCTCGACCAAGGCGGCAGTTGGCGACACGACCAACCCGGACTACTACAGGAACTACATCTACCCGCCGTATATCGTCGGCTTCAAGCGTGAACGGGCGGACTTCATCATTTCCGCCGACGCCAAGACGCTGAAATACACGATCGTTGATAAGGAAGAGTTCAGGCCATACCCCGGACTCTCACAGAACGGGCAGGGCACCTACAGCGTCCGCGCGATCGGGTCCAACCTCGTCAAGAACTTCGCTATCACGCTGGAAGGGTCCAAGAACACTTACCCCGGCGCGATCGTGGAAGCGGCCTATACCGCAATGACAAAGCGGATTAATATCCTTTCGACGGCAGCGGGCGGCGACATTATCACCAGCGCCGAGCTTGAGGAAGACCTGTTCGCTAACCGGGTTACGCTGTCCGTTCAGGCCCTTGCCAAGAACGGGCTTGTCGGGTCCGCGTCACTCTCGGAAGGTGAAAACTTCTTCCTCCCGCTTGAGAACGCCCGCCCCAGCCCGCAAGCTCCCGGCGAGTTCACACAGCCAACGCCCTACGGATCGGCCATCGTCCGCGCCGTGGCTCAGGCCATCTTCGATTCCGCCGTTGACGGCAACCCGGCCAACGCTTCGGCTATGACCAAGGCGACGGTTGAAGGCGTACCGGCTGCCCAGATCACGACGCCAACCACGATCACCGTCACACAATCGACGGGCACGGGCACCGATAACCCGATGCCGATTACCGGCGATCCCGTAGCGATTGCGCCCGATCAGAACACCGCTTCCATGTACGTCGGGGTTGTGCAGGCGTTCAGTACCTCGATCAATAACAACCTCTGCGTTATGGACTGCGCCGATCCGTCCGTTGGTTCGGTGATTCAGCAGGTCGGACCTCCCCGCGTCATCGAGAAGCGTTGGGGCTCTGTGGCTCGCCTGAACTCCCCGCCGTCGATGGGCATGATCCAGGGGGTTGCTGCTACGACCGGATCGGGTCGGCGCGGCATGATTCAGAACATGAACATCGAGTTGCACGAACCGGAAATCCTCGCCAACACTTCGGCGAATCGGTACACGGCAACCTTTACATACGAAGTCATCGTTCCCTTCGACCCGGATTCGGCTGAGTGGAATGAGTCGTACACGGTCATCGGTGCCCAGACTGCAACCGTGTTCGTCCCAGCGTCAAGCCTCGCCTACCCCGTCAACCCGTCTGTCTTGCCGGTCTACATCGAGAACCAGACCATCCCCACCAACTACAGGATCTAGCACTTGACGATGCGATACGCTCGACAAGTTGCTTATATCAAGATCGGGACCGATCACTACCCGATCCGCCTTATCGGCGCGGAGTTGTGGGATGCTCTCGCGCGATCCGGCTATAACCCCGCCGACTACAACCGGATCACTTGGCCGACGGGGGCGGCTCGGTCATCGTCCGGCTTGATCCTTCTCGACTCCGGCCAGATGCAGCGGATTCTTGACGTTGACTCCGGTTCCGACGTTCCCGAATGCTCGATCGTGATGGGTGCGGAAGGGTCCGAAATCACCCTCTCCAGTATGTCGCTGGGTTCACCGCGTCCGATCTTCATTCGGGCTCAGGGCTACCGGATTGCGGCGTCCGACGAGTACGCCAGTCACCCCGATAACCCCGTCGGTCTGTCCCTGTACGCTGTCCCGGTTCACGACAAGCGTTACTACTGGAGCAAGGGGAACCCGGACGATTACAACGTTACCTCCGCAGGTGCCAAGTGTAAGTATCTGACCGATACCACCGTCGATGCAACCACGCAATACACCTATGACCAAGTTATCGCGGACCTTGCGACGAACCTTGGGGAGACGATTACCATCTCGGGCTCGTGGGCTGGTACGTCTAAACCGATCAACGTCATCGGCGAAGGTGTCCAGATTGCTTCGCTCATCGACGAAATGTGCGCTGAGACGGGTCGCGTACTTCGCATGAGTCTGGCGGGCGCGGCTTCGATCAACTACATCGACGCCAACAAGGTAACAGCGCTCATCACGGCGAACCTGTCCCGGCTTATGACGGGTTGCGCGTTCTATGCGCCTGTGTCGGCTGGGTTGACGGGTCATCTTCGGGAAGTGACGCCGATCACCATTTGGTCAGTCAACGACATTCCCAACACCACCAAAGTCAGTTTCCCCGGCTTCTCGGCTGCGTCGATTGAACGGTCGGACGATTACAACGTCTCGGGCATCTCCGCGACCACGGCGGGGCTGACTGGCAAGACAGGAAATCAGCACTGGATTCAGCACCACGCCCCGGCCCTTCGCGGTTCATCCGGCGCGATCATCAACAACACCGAACTTGATGCACGGGCTACCGACCTGACCACGGCCTACTTTCGCCGGTTCAAGGCGGGCGGCATGGATGCCATTTTCGAGGGCATCATAGACCACACCGCGTCACAGTCGGCGCAGACGGCGGAATGGGTACTCGACGGCATCGGCGGCTTCCATACCCGGATCTACCAGGAACTCAACGATCCGATTTATGGGCTTGTGCCCCGGATGCCGGACGCCATGATCCGGTCATCGGGCGCGATCCGCGTGATGCCAGCGGCCTGTGGCGGGGTGATTCTCCAGTCTGAACAGCAGACCGAACACGTCCAGATCGGCAAGATCACCGCCAGATCCGCGACGACGGGGGCGGCGATCACCTACACCGTTGAGGCTGACGACGGGGCAAAGTGGACGATGGGATCGGCGGGCAACGCCAAGACTCCCCTCTTCCGCCAGTTCCCTTCCACCGTGAAAATGACGGCTGCGGCGGTCAGTTCTGCGGCGATGTTCCGGGTCAAGAAATACACCGACGCGACCACGCCGGAAATCGAACTCCTCGCGGTTGGTGAAACGGTCCTGACGGCGGAGTGCGAATCCCCGCCCCCTTCGGAAGTCAACATCATCTGGCTCACGTCGATCGTGTCCGACCGGATTGGTGACGTGGTATCGGATCGTGACGGCAACCTGACGCAAGACCGCACAGGGTTTGAGACGGGTCTTACCCCGAACTGGATCGTCACCGACCGCAACGGCAACCCGCCGACCGACCGACTCGGCAACGTGTTCTTCCGCCGCAGCTTGGCGACCGCTCAGGCACCGGCAACCGTATCCGTGGCTACAGATCGTAGTTATACTGTCATCACTGACCGGCGCGGCGAAGTCGTCCTCGGTCGAATCTCTGACTAAGGAAGTCATATGGCGATTTTCAACACCAACGACATGCCGATTGAGTCGAGCCTTTACATCGCGGAACTCAATGGGACGACTCAGGCCAGCGGTGACGCGGGCACCTACGAGGATGGCGACTGGTCATCGGGTGGCCGCAAGTGGTCGGCTGCGGGTGCCAACAACAACACCAAGACGCTGGTTCTCGCGGTGCCGCAGTTGATCCTTCCGCAAGGCTACGCCTACCCCGGCAACATCGACACCGACGCGGGCGAGACGGTAGCTCAGTCGGATATTGTGCTGAACATCCGCGCCAAGGTTTCGGCGTCGGCGGCGACTTCCCAGCAGATTGACGCTCAGGTGTACGTTTCTGACCTTGAGGGCGGCGTCGGGTCGGACATTGTTTCGACGGCGGCGCAGAACCTGACGACGAGCTGGGCAACGTACAGCTTCACCTGTGACGGGACGACGCTCCTGATCGGGTCCGAGTTGAACGCCTACATCCGTACCGTGGTCAACGATAGCGGCGGGTCCGGCACCTGCACGGCCCAGATCGGCGCTATCTGGTGGACCATCGGGGTTCGCGGGTAGTGGCGAAGGATACGGTTCTATTTCGGGATGGGATGATGATTGTTGACAGTGATACCGCTCAGTTGGCGGACGCTGCCCATCCAGAAGATTGTGCGTGTTGCGGAGAGGGTCCGCCCGTACCCAACCCCATATGCTGCGGTCCAACTTGTGGCGGCGGGTTTGGAACTACGGTCTATTTCCCCGGTCCAAACAACTGCGTTCAGCCCGTTGGTCCGGGTGGCGTTGGCTCAATCATCGCGTCGGCAACGATAAGCGGTAACTTCTCGTGGCTTGAAACGAACAGCGACACCGGCTCTGTCCTCTACGATTCAACCGTCACCATCAACGATAGTGCCACGTCGGGAAGCTCCACGTCAAACAACTGCGTCCTGTTCAGCTTCGCGTTTCCCGTCTTGGCTACCAGAGTTAGAAATCAGATAGGCACCGGAACCTGCTTTCCAGATGTTTCAACGGTCAGTCTTGGCGTCGGCCTGTTTGCCCGTTACTGCTCATCGGCGGACCCCACAACGTCTGTTGCATCGTTCTCGGTTCCGTTCGGGGCCTGCGGCGCGACGTGGACCCCGAGAATCGACCGACTCAAGAACGGAACCAGCATCTTCCCCAGCAACGGAACCATCTTCCCGACGACGGGCTCAATGAGTGTTGCGGCGACCGGATGCACGGTCATCTTTACGATCAATGTGGCGGTGAACGGGGTACAGGTCCGCAGCGCCCCCCTGTTCAGAAACGGCATCGTGGCAAACGGAAGTTGCGGCATCGTCGTGACCATACCGCTGGCAAACTGCGCAACCAACGCCCTCGCATGAACCTCCCCCAATACATCACCGACCGGCGGCAACACTGCCCCAACTGCCCCAACGCAACCCGATCGGCGTTCGGCGGCTCTCACGCCGTCACTCTAAACGACTCCTGTACGGCCTCACAGCCCGCTCTAACCATTCGGACGGTCTACGAGACGCCTGGATTCGGATGCCCCGTAGGGCGGTTCAAGGCGGTCCAATGGCCTGTGGGTCATCTGACGGTCCAGAACGGGCGGATAACCGGGTGGAAAGAGGGGTCCGGCTGTGGCTGTTGAATACTTCGCACTCCTGATCGGAATCATGGGCCTCGCGGTTCTCATCGCCAAACTCGGCAAGGACCGCAAAGGGTGGAATATCTGCCGGGTGTGTGTCTGTGGGTGGTGTGGGCTGCTCCACCTATCGCTATCGCTAGTGGGTGTGGTACACTTGGACCACAACATATTGGCGGGGTTCTCGGCGGCTTGTATCATGTGGATTATCGGCCTACGGGCCAACGCTGCGGCGTAGGGGGTCATCGTGGCTACAAAGGTCTGGATTGGCTCTCTGTCTGGTAACGCCGGGACCGCTGGCAACTGGTCGCCTTCCGGTGTCCCCATTGCGGGCGACGACCTTATTTTCGACGATCGGGCACAGTCCGCCGTGGATGCGGGACTGACCACCTTCCGCGCCATCATCCTTGGCAACGTCTACTTCCGGCCCGGACGCCTGTACCCGGTCGGAACGTCCACCGACTACTTTGAAGTCAACGTGGCGTCCGGTAGCTTCATCATCTACGAAGCGGGCGGTTCCCTCACCGATTACGTCGCCAACCACGGGGCATCCGCCCCCGAGCTGGTCATATCGTTCGGGCCGCAAGGGTCCGGCATCTTCTACTTCTGCGGCAAGGCATCCCTCGCTGGGTACGGCATCCAGTCCGGCAACCTGACCATCCTCCGCGATCCGAACTTCGGCACCACGTCACTCGCCACCACCATCTCCGCCAGCGCCCAGATCGGACCACGGGCCAACGTCATCGTCAATACCAACGTCACCCTCAACGGGCTGACAGCCTTGCAAGGTTCCTTCGATACTTCGGTAGACCTGGGCGGAATCACGGCCATGCAGTCCGGCGTCCTGACCACGAGAGGGACCGCCGCATCGGGCACGGTCAATGGCTACGGCGGCACATGGAACAACTACAGCACCGGGACCATCAACCTCATTGCGCGGGGATCGTTCACCTTCAACCGGCTTTCCGACGACGGGTACACCATCACGCTCGCCCAAGAAGGCACCTGCAACATCAACGTCGGAACCGACGCCAGCTTTGCGTCAGACGTAATCATGTTGACCGCTGGGAGGGGTCCGACTGTCCCGACCGGCACAACCATCGGGTACACCTTCCCATGAGTACCATCAACGTCAACTTCGACGGCGGTTCGGCACTCCCCGAGTTACCCAAGTTCTCACACGCCAAGCTCACGCAGACAGAGAACGAAGTCCTCAATCTGCTCGTCGCCGGACATTCGCGCGAAGAGATAGCGCGCGAGCGGGGCTTCACCCACACCACCGCGAATACACACTGCTACAACATCTACCGCAAGCTGGGCGTTGACGACCGGGGGCAGATCATTTCACTTGCCGCCCGATCGGTTCTCTCTGAACACGTCAGGGCGTCTTTCGCTTCGCCCGGCCACTCGTCCCCGCTTCTGCCAATCCGGGTCCGGCCTGGATAACCTCAACGGCGGCGGGTGACGGCAGAATCACCGCCTTCGCGTCGTGTCGGCTCTCCGGTAGGCGTTCGGTCACAACGCCATCCTTGTAGATCAGCGTCCACGGCATCGACGGGTAGACCCGCTTGCGATTGCTGACCGACTCGACAACGATCGAGTATTCCCGGCCCGGCGCGGGGTCAAAGTCAACGTCGATCACGGCGGTATCGGTGAACGCGCACCCGACGATTCCCTCCGCGACGATGTTTGTTCCATCCTTGACCACGGCGGTATACCCATCGGTCAGGTAGGCGTCGTTGGTCTTGGCGTCACACGGTTTGATCTTGATTTGCATGGATGATCCTAGAGAGTTCCTTGAGTCTCGCCAGCGGCACAATCGCCAGCCATTCGCCCCGGTTCCGTTTATGAAAGACGACCGGGATAGCTCCACCACCATCCCGAGTCGCCTGTTCGATCGCGTCGTAGATGCTCAACTTCTCAACCCGCTTCACTTCGGGGTGAACGCCGGGCCAGATAGGGGTTCCAGCCTCATCGTCCCGAACAATGTCGGCTGACCCGGTAGAGCCCGCGTACTGCTGCGAACGGCGGCATGGGATACCAAAGATGGTTTCGACTTCTCCGCACGCCTCGCGTTCACCGCGTCCGCCTTTGGCTCGACTGTTTACCATAAAACCGAGCGGCAGGTCTCACCGCCGCCCGGCGATTCCAAACGCCGTCATTGGCTGGGGTCGGCAACCGTGCCTTCGTGACCCCGTTCCTCTTGTTCCGTGTCGCAAGCCAACCAACCCGCGTCCCATCGCTCGTGGTTCTTGTTGTCGCAGTAGGGATTGCAGTCCCGGCTACGTCCGGCCTCTCTCGCGTCCCAGCCGGAGTTGTATACCTCGCCACCCCGCAAGTAGTCGTCAAGCTGTCCATCGGCCAAACGGTCAAAGTTCATTGTTCACTCCAATCCCAAGGGCCTGCATAACCCTCGACGCCTTCTCGGTCGGCATATCCGGAGACGGTCTGCCCTCAATCAGTGGCTTACCGGAAATGTAGCGGCCTAGATGCTGGTAGTTCACTTCCGCCCGCTCCCCAAGTTCCCGGAGTGACAGCCCACTCTTCTTGAACGCCTTTCGGATCGCTTGGCGGATGTGGTTCTTCGACATACTCACAGTCTACAGTCTCCGATGCGTCTACGCAATCACCAAACATTCAACTCGTCAACCCGAAGCTCCAAAGGCTCGCCCGGTTCCACATAGATCAACCCATCGGACCACGATACCCGGTAGTTCTTGAGGCCCAGCCATTCGTAGACGTACCGGCACCGGACGCAGTATTGGGGGTGCTCCTTGTCCGGGTCGGCGTCGTACTTCGGGAACCTGGCGACGAACGCGGGCCAGTCATCGACCACGGCGCGAACGTCGGGCAGGTAGGCGAGGCCGTGGAGGGTGCGGATGGTCACTTGTTCGGATTCGTCAGGCATCGGCCTCCCCTCCCCCCGCCCCCGGCGAGAGGGCGGCCTTGAGAGCGGGTCCACACGCCTCGAACAACGGCTTTAGCCTTGCGTCCATCTTGTCCATGACAGCCCTCTGTGGGCGAAGGCTCCGAACACGACAACAGAACAGGTCACAAGCGGCGCTGCCCTCCACAAAGAACTCCTTACCAAGAGCGGCCTTCACGTCGGCAACAGCCTGCTTTAGCAGCGGCAGATTCTCTGGTGTGAGTTGTTCGCAGTCGGCGGTTGCCCACCAGAATAGGTCTGAGCAGTTGACGAAGAACGTGATCGGCGCGTACTCGCTATCCGTTCTCCACATCAAGTTGTCAAACACGCCGCAGAACTGCTCGCCATCGAACATGCTGCCGAGCTTCATCACTTCGATAAAGAACGTCATTCTCTCCACCGCGTCGAGGATCGCGGGAAACTCCTCGTAGCATCGGTCATAGAACAACCGCTGTGCCGTCGTCCGCTGTACGGGGTTTAGGCTCTTACATTCGCCGTGAATGAACAGCAACTCCCTCAACCTCGCCGCGAGTGCTTTGGTATTCATGGGGTGGCCTTTCGCTCACTGTTCATGGAACGCATCTCGGTGCAGTAGGCGTCCCATCCAACGTGGTTCGCACGGAGAGCGTGTGCGATCGTGTACTGGTGCATCGCGCCGGTGCAGTCGCCGTTCGCAGCTTTCACAACCGCGTCCGACAGTTCCTTCGCGGCGTCATTGTCCTCAACGCAGATCCCGGTGACGCCCTTGTAGCCGTGGAACTGCGGCTTCTTGTCCGGGTTGGCCTCAAGCCAATCAAGCCCCGCGATCATCATGGCGCGGCACGTCGCTTCGTAGCCGCCACCGAAGCCGCTAATCTCGCCCATATCTTCCGTCCACTCATACTTCGCCATCACTCGCTCCTTTCGCGGGAGGGGTTAGGGTTCGACCGACTTGCGTTCGTCAATAAAGTCCTCGATCGCGGCAACGGTTTCTTCCGGGTCGAAGCTGTGTTCGATCAGTGCTTTCAGAGCAACCTTCGCCAAGTCTTTCTCTTGGCTGCTGGCCACATCACGCAACGCCAGTTCAATCGCCGTGCGAACCATGATTGCGTTTTCAGAATAATCAGCCATTGCTATCTTCCTTTTTTGCTGCTGGGCTGTTCGGATCGAACACGAACTCGGCCATCCGCTTGATCTTCTGCCACTGTTCGGCACTGATTTCGTTGTCCACGGTCGCGGCAATCAGCTCGCACAAGTTCAGGGCGTTCATCACCATCGCCGTGTCCTTGCGAAGATTGTCCTTCGCGTCTGTGCTGGTCGGCGTCGCGGATGTCATCGTGAAGTACGGTCGTGCGAACTCGTCGGCATCCATCGCCAAGCCGATCTGCCACGACTTTCCCGATCCGCTCATCTGTCCGGCTGCCCATCTACGCATCACGAACCTCCTTTGCACCCAAACTCTGCGAGCAGGACCGACAGGTCCGGCCCGTCGATCATCCCGTTCCTGTTGAAGTCGCCGACGATGAAACCAACCGAGTACGGCGCACCCGCGCTCGTCGGCACGTCCACGACCGAGAGCCGGAACGCCGCTTCCATCTCCACTTGCCACGCCGGTATCTCTCGATAGCTCTCGCACCACCCAAGCTGCACCGGGTCGTCGCCGCGATCGCCGTAGCAGGCGAGGAGGATGCACAGGTCCAGGCCGTTCACGCTGCCGTCGGAGTTCAGGTCGGCGAGGCAGGAGACGGTGATGGCGTAGGCGGTGTCAGAGTCCACCTCACCCTCCCCTCTCGCCGCTGCGGGCTTTCTTCTTCCGACGCTGGTTCTCGATCCTCCGACACTCGCCGGCTGCCGCCAACGCCGCCTTGGCCAGCCACCGCAACTCGTCCTCGCCGAAGCTGCGGAACACGCGGGCCATCGGTTCATCGGTCGGGTCTTTCTCCATGTCGTCGAGGCCGCCGAACTTCGCCACGCAGGTCGGGCGACCGATGCCGTCCGGGGCCGTGTCGTCGTCCTGGTCGCTCAGCGCCTCGAAGCTGATGTCGAAGTGCGGATCGACGCCGAACCGCATGAGCGCCTGCCAGATGGGGCGTGTCTCGCGGAGGATCGTGAGTCGAACGCCGTCCTCTTGGTCGTCGCCCATGATGTGGATTGCAGGCTTGGTCATTCCTTCTCCCTCACCGTAAAGCCCATCTCCCACGCTTCGTTGAGTGCCTGGGCGTCCTGATCCGCCAGTCGCTTCTCATCGCGTCCTGGGCAGCACACGCCGGTTGTGGGGTCGATGGCGAGCCAGTAGCGAACGTCGCCAAGCCCGATCATTTCACGCACGATGAATGGTCCGCGTGTCATTGAAGTTCCTTCTGCAAGTGCCGGTTGTAGACGCTCGTAGCCTGGCCGTCGTCCCACTTCACAAAGGCCGTGCCGTCGTGCTCCATGAGCACTGTTCCCATCGCGCCGGTCCAATCGTGTTTGACGCGACGACCGGGCTTGTCCCGGATTCTGCGGTCACGGTGAATGGCATTGGCGATGAGCCCGACGACGTACGAGAGCCTTACCGTCTGGTCAGGGTCAGCAATCGCCGGGCGTCCGATGCCGCACTGTTGATTTACAACATCCTCCGCCACACTCTCCGCCGTCGGCAACGCGGCGGGCTGGGGAGTCTTCCACCCCGCAAGGATCGCTTAGGCTTCGGAGGGGGAGATTTCGGTGTAGCCAGCCTTCCTCCAGTCCCTCTTGTTGTCGCCCTTCTTTGCAACCTCGCCGCGACTGCTCCAGAACTCAGACGTACCGTCGCTGTACTCTCGCACGACGTAGACAGCAGAGTCGGAATAAAACCACCACCACTTCTCTTTCCTCGGCCACACCGCATCGCGCCCCTCCCTCGCCGCCGCAACGTACTCGTCACGCTCGGGGCCGGTGAGGAGGGTGAGTCCATCTCTGACAATCTCATCTTCGCAGTTCGCACTCGTGCAGCACCGCTTTCCGTCGGGGTAAAAGTCGGTGCTTCTGTCCATGCCGTTGAAAACCACAAGCACTCTTTCTCCGTAACCCTTATACGCCCTCGGATACGGAATCTCCTTCGCCGCCTCCACCACCGGAGTCAGCCGAACCGTGTCAACGTCGATGTGTTCGAGTTTGTAGATGCCGCTGTTCATATAATCCTCCTTAAAAACCCCAGCCAACCCTTCGGCCAGCGGGGGCGTGTGGCAGATTAGAAGGGGATGTCTTCCTCGCCGACAGGCTGGTAATGAGCCGCCGCCGGTTCGGTTGACGCCTTGGGTTCGGTGGTGTCCTTCTTGCTCGGAAGGAATGTAAACGAGTTCACGGTCACGACGATCTTGGAACGCTTCTGGTCCTGCTTGTCGGTCCAGTTCTCCTGGACGAGTTCGCCCTGAATATACAGCGGCGAACCCTTCTTGACGTACTGCCCGATCACGTCCGCCGTCTTGCCGAACGCCTTGCAATCGAAGAAACTGACGCTCTCCTTGTCCTTGTATTTCTTGTTGACGGCGATTCCGAACCCGGCGACGTTCGTTGATCCGGCCTGCCGAATCTCCGGGTCACGGGTCACAGTTCCGACGATTGAGACGTGGGCGGCTCCGTTCACTTGTCCTCGCTTTCATCAAAGAGTTCAGTAGCCGGTTCGATAGTCTCCGGCATGGGTTCGGGTGTCAACGATTCAGCCAGCGACACCGACGCGGATTGGCCCGGCTTGCGAACGTGGCTGACGGTTGGAGTATCGCGTGCCTCGTCCTCGGTCACAAGGCCCTTGAGAACGTCAGGGAATGCGTCACGCAACGCAAACCCACGCGCCCGCATCTGGAGCATCCGGCGGGGGTACTGGCTCCACGGGCCGGACTTGCCCCACAACTGCGCAGACTTGGCATCGCCGACGCTAAACCTAGCGACGTGCGGCGTAGCCTGACCCTTTCGGGTGATGGTGCAAACCGCCGTCAGGTTGTCACCGGTCCCCTCAAAGACTTCGCTCATGTCGTCCAGCAGGTTGGCACCCTTGACGAGTCCCAGCGGCGCGTCACCGTACAGTGTCGGGCGTCCGTTGATAACCGCGATGGACTGGAGCGATTGGTGCGGCGTCAGGCCCAGCTCCATGCCGTAAGTGACGGCCACGATGATCTGGCGGGCGTCCATGCCCTTCGGCGCAAACGTGGTGCCCGCCACCATATTCGCAAACCGAATCACTTGGTCGATGTTCCGAAGCTCAAGGCCCGACGTTCCAACGTCAAGCTGCGGCTTCACGGTCAGTTCAGTAGTCTCCGCCAATCAACACCTCTCCTTTCGTCTTGGGAACCACCAGCTTTGTCGTCTCGCCGTCGGCCACGGTGTAGCCCCGGCGCTTGCTGGTCACAATCTCAACCGTTCCGAGTTCGCACGTCCCGCATGTGGCGTCTCCCAACGCCATCAGCAGCCTGGATTCCGCTGATTCCTTCTCTTTGGTGGTCGCGTTCACGAGTCGGCGAAGGGTCTGGACCTGTTCAACAAGGTCGGCGGGAACCTCAACGGTCTTATCGTGAACCCGCTGGATCTTCTTGAGTGCAGACAGTGACGCGGGCTCGCAGCCTTCGGGGGCAACGCCGGTAAGAACATGCTCATTCCAGAACCGTTCGGCGTACTTCAAACCCCTGTCGATGAGGAAGTCGTTTCGCGTGATGGTGAACCGGCAGGGTGTGAACCCACGGCTGGCGATCATGGCGAAGAGTTCGCAGACTTCGGCGTTGGTTGCGGCCATTGCGATCTGGCATTGCCATAGGTAGCAGTTGGGGATGAAGTCGGAACCCTCGTCGCCGAACTCGGAGAGGACGGGGGAGCGGGGGCCAACGGACTTAGCTTCGATTGGCAATCCAGAGTGTAATATGCCGTCCAACATCGCAACGACAACATCCGACGCGGCGTGTTCGACATGCCGAACGATGCTCTCGTTCAGTGCGTTCTCTGCGTATTCGATGATGACGGGTTCCAACATTGAACCCATCTCCGCCGCCTCCCCCGCCTCCTCATCCGCCCCCAGCACCTTCGACGCCCAAACGTCAGCGGCCGACTTGAACGGGTTGCACTTGACGTAATGCGGCGAATCCTTCGGGCCGTAGTAATCGACGATCGCAGAAATGTCCGACGCGCCGATACGCTTGCGGCGGGCTTCTTTTTGTTCGGGTGTCAGTGTCATTTCACGTCCTCAATAAACAGATTCGGATACCGCTCCTTCCACCACAACACACAATCCAGGATGGAAAGCTCGGGTTCTCTCGCCATCAGTTCCTTGACCATCGCAATCATCGGCAGAAAGTATCTGGCGTTGTGCGTCTGGCACGCCATCAGAATCGCGTGTTCAAGGTCGTCCCGGTCGAGGGCGGCGCGGGCTTCGGATAGGTTTTGGTCGAGGGTTTTCATTTCTTGGACTTCCGATCATCTACGATCTTTCCGGTGTGGCAGCCACAAGCGCAGGCCGTCACCTTGCTGGAGTCGCAGGCCGTCACCTTGCTGGAGTCGCAGGCCGTCACCTCGCTGGAGTCGCGGGCCGTCACCTTGCTGGAGTCGCAGGCCGTCACCTTGCTGGAGCCGCAGGCCGTCACCTTGCTGGAGCCGCAGGCCGTCACCTCGCTGGAGTCGCAGGCCGTCACCTTGCTGGAGCCGCAGGCCGTCACCTTGCTGGAGTCGCAGGCCGTCACCTTGCTGGAGTCGCAGGCCGTCACCTTGCTGGAGTCGCAGGCCGTCACCTCGCTGGAGCCGCAGGCCGTCACCTCGCTGGAGCCGGAGAGCCACGCCCGGCAGTTCATTGCCTCAGTGATAGTTACCGCCTTCCCGATGATGATTTGGCCGATGACCAAATCCACGCGCGCACCCTCATCGCGGATGAACGTCTTGACGACGGCGCGGGCCGACTTTTCGGCGCGGGCTTCGACTTCATCCAGCCAAGCGGGGCGAGTGGGTTCGTCAATCCGCCAGTTCCACTTTGAAGGGTCAAGCCAATCATCAGAGAACACGATGGTTGGCGGGGTCAGTTCCGCCTTCGCGTATTCGTCTCTGCCGTTGTCTGGTAACTGGAACAACCGCGCGATTTTCGTGTGAGAGTCGATCAGCGGATGCCAACGAAGGTCGCCGTTCTTGAGGATAAGTACCGAAAAGAAGTTGCACATGATCCGTTTCCCCTTTCTTTGATCCGTAGACCACGAATATACACGCCCCCACCACCCCGTCAAGTCCCCAAGGTCCAGATGATCGGACTGTGAACCACCTGTGAATAACTCTGACCACTTGCGGGCGTCCACTTGGATCGGTATTGTCGCCCCCCGCCTCAAGCGAAAGGGGTTGGAATGGGTGCCGACGCCGATCAAATGGCCCAAGCGGTCTATGATGCCTACCCCCGCAAGGTCGGCAGAATCGCGGCTCTCAAGGCCATCCACAAGGCGGCAAAGCTCCGAATGAAAGCGGGCGACACTGAACGGGACGCCTACGCCCACCTGTACCTGCGGGTCCGCGCCTACGCCAAGTCCGACGAAGCCACCTCGCGTGAACGGAAGTTCATCCCCCACCCGTCCACATGGTTCAACGCCGGACGATGGGACGACGATCCCGCCGAATGGTCAGTCGGAAAATCGGAAAATCAGAAACCCACCGTAAAGCTCGGGTCTTGGGAAACGGGGTGGGATGCGCTGGATGGGGGGATGAGTGAACCTTAAAGCCCTGCTCGACCGCCCCCCGCCCCACTCGCTCGAATCCGAAATGGCCCTGCTCGGGTCGATGATCCTTGATGCCAAGGTCATTCCCGACGTTGCCGCCACACTCCCGGCCAACGCCTTCTACCTGGAGGCCCACGCGGCCATCTACGAGGCTATTACGGGCGTCCACCGCGAAACTGGCACCGTGGACCTTGTGCAGCTTGTGGCGACCCTAGAAGGCTCTGGGAGGCTTGCGCACGTGGGCGGCGGGGATTACCTGCTACGACTTGCCCAGACCACCCCATCCTCAGCGTCGGCACCCTACTACGCCAAGGTAGTGGCCGACCGATACGCCCGCCGTCGGCTGTTTGAGTCGGCGTCCGCCATCCTAGCCAGTGCCCACGATGAACCGGACACCCAAGCAGCCCTCGCATCCGCCGCCAGTGCCATCGCCTCAGTTGTCGCCGATGGGTCAAAGTCCGAACTAGCCGAGTACGGGGACGCAGCCTCCGAAGTGCTGGCCCTCATCGAACAGGGGATGCCCAGCGTCTACGCGACCGGCCTTGGGTCATTCGATTCGACCTTTGCCGGTATCCCCCAAGACGGGCTCACCTACATCATGGGCGTCCCGTCGTCCGGCAAGTCCTCCCTTGCCATGCAGTTTGCCTACGGGATCGCATACGCCGGGGTTCCTACCGTCGTGTTCAGCTTCGAGGTTGGAAAGGTCGGCGCGGCCCGAAACCTGCTCGCGTCGGATTCGATGGTGCCCCTCAACCGTATGTCACAGCGGGGTGAGAAGTTCTACGACAAGAAAGCCGAACAGCGGGTGAGGGACGCCGCCGAACGCGCCGCCAAGATGCCACTTCGGTTCGTTGAACAGATGATGACGGTCGAGGAAATCGACGCGCAGATGGGCGTCCTTGTCGCCAAGGGCTATCGGTGTTGTGTGGTGGACTACATCCAGAATGTCCCGGCATCGAACAAACAAGAGAACGAAGCGGCCCACATTTCCCACGTCTGCTCGACGCTCCAGCGGATGCACGTCAAGCACAAGATATGCGTTATCGCGGTTACGCAAATGACGCTCTCGTCTCTCCGCGATGACCGCACCCCCCGCATGTCGGACGCCATCGGATCATCGAAGATCGTTCAGACTTCCTCAATGACCATCGCGGTTCACCGCCCGTCGGTCTACAAGGGACGAGAGGCCGACGAGTCCGACCAGGCTTGGCGCGAGCGTGCCGCCGAATGTTACCTGCACGTTCTGAAATCCAAAGTCTCATCCCCCGGCGTCTTACCCGTCCGATTCGAGGGTCAGTGGACGCGGTTCTTCAACCACGGAGAGACGATCTACAACAAGCCCTTGATTGCGCCGCCGCCGATTAACGATCCGATGGTGACGCACTCATTCAGGACCAAAGAGGTTCCCGTTCTGAGCCTAGTTCGTCCCCCCGTAACCCCAACCCCCCAACCCGTTGACGATGAAGAGGTGCCGTTTTGAGAGGTGAGTTTCTTCGTGCCAAGTCGATGGTGACACCGCCCCACGGTATGCGCCTGCAATCCGTCGCCGAAATCAAGCGTCAGGTGTGCGAGCGATACCAACTGACGATGGAACAGATCAGCGGCGGGAAACGCAACGCCTACGGCACCAACATCATCGCCATTTGCGAACTGGTCTACCGCCTCCGCACCGAACGCGGGATGACGACAAAGCAGATCGGCGAGGTAATCGGGCGGGAACACTCAACCGTCTCGTCTTGCCTGGCGATGCACATGGGCCGGGACCGGAAATACAAGTCGGCACCGGACGCCGGATTCGTCTTCGTGGTGGACGCCTATCCACCACCCGCCCCCATGCCATGCACAATCTCAGGCGACAAGATCACCGTTGACTACGAACCCAACGATCGGCCCAAGCCAGCCGCCTACGCCCGCGCCAAACACAGCACCGGGAAGCATCGCCGGATCATGGCGGTTGGTGACGTGGTATTCAATGACAAGACGGTTGAGTTCAACCACGCGGTCTACAAGACGCCGCTACCCCCGACGCCAAAGATTAAACCCGGCGACGGCCAACGCCGACGGGAAGAATGGCTGGCCCGCGTCAATCGGGTAGAATCCCCAACTTCACAGGAGACTTCCCAATGAACGGACCTATCCGCGTCGGTCGCAACAACCCCAAGCCCACCCCCTGCCACAAGTCCCTGGATCGCGTCCGCAACAAGGCGATGGCAATGGTGGAGGTGTCAGCGGCTCACTACGTCGATGAGAAGAACGAACGCGGCTGGGGGTATCCGCACTACACGGACCTTCCCGAGTTCGGGTGGGACTTGGCCCTGTTTGATTACGTCAGCAAGAGGCGAGAAGCCGGGTACAAGTTGCTGGGGCTTTGGGAGCCGGGTGGAATCTATTACCCCAAGACCAATGAGAATATGGGGTACTTCAACTACAACATTTCCGCCAAGACGTGGACGAAGAAGATGGTTCTGTCTTGGACCGACCCCAAACACGGAGGGTTCCTTGCCAAGCTCCGCG